TTTCTCAATTTTTCTCATTCGTAAATCTTTAAATGATTGATTTGCCGCAATCAACAATAAAACTGCAAGTGGATCGAATACAAATATTAAAGTAATGATTACCCAACGAACTGCTTCATCAAAGTAATCTTTTGCATTCTCACCATATATTAACTCAGCGATATATTTTAAAGGTCCTACTTCTAACTCTAATGCTAGTTGTTCTTTCTCTAAAACTATCTTTCTTTCATTCAACTTAACAATAGTATTTGTTGCATCGTTGATAATTAAATTTAGTTCTTCTCTTTCATCTTTTTGTTTCTCTCTTGTTTTAACTGCACCATCTTTACCTCTAATTCTATCATAGTCAATCAATGTTTGTATTACATCGTCTAACTGTTTAATAACTAATTCTGCATCGTTGATTGCTCTATTTTCATTATTGATTAATCTTTCGATGTTTGTTATCTCTAATGAATTATCACCTACAGACGCAGTTTGGTCTAGATGTGCTTTCGATAAGAAACCAAAGATACCCATACTGGTTACAAATACTAAAACTATAACTGCACCTGTTAAATACGATTTGAGTATTACAGGTGTTCGTTTCCAGTTTTGATATAACCAAGATGCGGTTACTAATTTACCTACTTCTAAAACAGTTCCCATAACTAGAACTGCTATAGCGGCACTAGAAAAAATCGCCATGAGTCCGAATATCGAATACATGGCGGCGACAAATGATATACTTAATGCCGATAGTAGGGTTATGATTGCAGTAAACATATACCTACCTTACAAATATAGTAACTGTCTATTATGTCAGTTACAGGGTTGTCTAGTGTTGTTTGATTAAAATCTTTAATCATGTTATATTTATGCTCTTCGTAAAACTTTTCATACATTAATTCTTTTTTTGCATTGCCTTTTTGAGTTGCAAATTTCTTTACTTCACTAGGCGATATTACTGCATAATTATATTTACCACGATATATTCTATATCTTAATACACCCATATTCTCACCTATATGAAACACACGACCTTTAGCACCAAAGGCATAGTCTTCTATAGTAATGTGAGATGGTTCATATTCGTTGATTATTTTCATCGCCCACGATGATATATTATGATATCTTTCTTCAGGTGTGTTCCACGGTTTGTGTAACTGCCCATAGAATTTATTTGCTATAGTAGTGTCGTATTTGTTTTTATTTGTTAGATAAAAGAACTTACATTTATCAAAGGTACACTCTTCATCTTCACTAACACATATAGCAGGACTACTCAATGAGTAGTCTATGCCTATAACTGCCATTATTATCTTCCTAACTTTTTCTCTCTTCCCATAGGTATTCTAATCCATCTAT